CACATCTATTGCTATGGAAGATTGGGTTGATGGTTCTTTATCGGAATTATCAAACTATATTTCAAATACAAAGGTTAGTGATTATTTTTTAGATAATGTTGACAATATATTAAAATTACAGTTATATTTTAAGGGAGAAAAGATATCAAATAAATCTTTTTTCAGTATGGTAAAGAAGCAAGATCATGACATAATATATAATCTATGTAACTACAATTATGATTCTTATTTGTTTCTTGGATTTGAATCAAAGGATGTTAAAAACTTTATAACAGAAAAAAGTTTAAGACCTGTTATTATGGGATTACCGTTTATAACATTACCATATCAAAATGCTACTAGATATGGTTTTGAATCGTATGATAACATATTTGATTATGATTATGAAAATTTAGATATAGATAGTAGAATAGGTTGTGTTCTTGATCAATTTGAATTATTACAGAAAGATCCACATTTAGACTTATTAGTAGGTGATTGTTTGGATATTATAGAGTATAATAAGCAGCACTTATTAAAAATAGGTAATATAAACTTATTATTAGAAAAGGTATGTAATGGGTCCTTTTGATTTTGTGAAATCTATTAATTATCAAAAACAAGATTTACTAGAAGATGATCGTGATGGCGAATTAGAACGCGAGTATATCCCTTATATTGTCAACAAAGCATTGAGTTTTACTCCTGATACAATGCTTCAGGCAAACGAGATGAATTGTAAACCCTTCTTAGATAAGAAGCTACAATATCATTATTTACTAAATATTATAAGAAAGAAAAATAGATTTGGTAAGTGGATTAAACATGAAACCCTTGAAAAGATTGATATAATCCAGCAGTATTATGGTTACAGCATAGAAAAAGCTAAGCAAGTAGAACCAATCTTTTCAAATAGTGATATTGATACAATTAAGCGCCTTTTAGAGAAAGGTGGATTGAAGGAGTAAGATGAACACAAAGATTGATTCTATGGTAGAAGTAATTCTGAATCAACCCGACGATTTTTTGAAAATTAAAGAGACATTAACGCGTATTGGTGTTGCTTCGAAGAAAGATAATACGTTATATCAATCTTGCCATATACTGCATAAACAGGGGAGATATTACATAGTTCATTTTAAAGAGTTGTTTGCTCTTGATGGAAAGCCTTCTAATTTCTCAGAAAATGATGAGGCAAGAAGAAATGCAATTGTAAAATTATTACAAGAATGGAGTCTTTTAACAATTAAGCATTCAGAAGTGATTGAAGATTTAATGGTTCCAGTTAGTCATTTGAAAATTATTTCTTTCAAAGATAAGCCTAATTGGAATTTGGTTTCTAAATATAATATTGGACATAAAAATAAAGATGAGTGATTTGAAAATTTATAGAATGTATGAAGATGCACAGTTACCTACCTTTGCATCTGCAGGTTCTGCATGTTTTGATTTACATGCTTATATACACCCAACAGCAGAAATTATAGCTTGGACAGATGCTGGTACAAAACAAGTTCCAAAGAGATTGAACAGTAATGGAATGCTTGTTATGTATCCTAATGAGCGTTTGTTGATACCTACAGGTTTAATTTTTGATATACCAAAAGAGCATTATGTACGGCTTTATGCAAGATCTGGTAATGCTTTTAAACAGGGATTAGTTTTAGCTAATGGAGTAGGTATTATTGATAACGATTATGTTGAAGAAGTTAAGATTATGTTACATAATGTATCTGACATGAATAATGTGATAAACATGGGAGATAGATTATGTCAAGGAGAAATGGTCCAGAGTTTAACATATTCAATTATAGATAGTAAACGCCCAAAAACAAAAACTGAAAGAAATGGTGGTTTTGGCTCAACAGGAGCATAACATACCGTTGACATTTTTTAAAAAATATATGATAATATATAAATAAAGGTGAGTCATGGAAAAATACAAGCTCATAGTAAAAGAGGGTAGTTATTCAGAGGACTCGCTCATAAGACTGTATTGGACAGTCTTTACACACCGTCTCAAGCACTGGCTCAAAGGAGAAGGGTTTCGAGACTAAATTATAACATTCTTGCTTAATTAAGGAGAATTATGGTTAATACACGAACATTTAGTACCTCTAATCTTGCTGAATTCATAGACGCATTTCAACCTTTTGCCATTGGTATGGATCAAACATTGAAGGATCTTTATAACTTCAATGCCCGTACAATGAACACAGGTTCTTATCCTCCATACAATATAGTTACTATCGATGACGATCATTTTTCGATTGAAATGGCTATTGCTGGTTTTGGAGAAGATGACCTTGAAGTATCTCAAAAGGACGAGAATCTTGTTATAAAAGGTGAGATTAAGAAATCAGAGGAAGATACATATCTTCATAAGGGAATTGCTAATCGTTCTTTTACTCGACAGTTTAAACTTGGTACACATGTACAAGTTAAGGCTTGTGATTTAAAGAATGGTATGTTAGTTATTCATTTGGAAAAGGTTATTCCAGAGGAGGAAAAGCCAAAGGTGATTCCTATCAATAAGTAATTAGAGGGGGGCGTAAGCCCCCTTTTTGAGAAAAGGATGCATATGTTGGACAGAGAAGAAGATGTACGTCTTGCTAAAAATTTTACATTAAATGAATTAGTAAAAAGTTCTACAGCAGATAGAATGGGAATTGATAATTGGCCGGAAGATGATACTCATCTGGTCAATATAACAAACGTTGCTAATCACATTTTACAACCAGTCAGAGATGAATGGGGAGCCACTAGAATTAATTCTGGATACAGAAGTCCAAAATTAAATAAAGCTGTTGGAGGTTCTTCTACTAGTCAACATTGTCATGGTGAAGCTGCTGATTTTGAATGCTCTAAAGTAGGAAATTATAAGTTAGCAAAATGGATTTCTGAAAACTTAGAGTTCGATCAGCTCATATTAGAATTTTACACATCAGGTAAACCATCATCTGGATGGGTACACTGTTCGTATAAAACAGACGGTAACAACCGTGGAAAAATTATGACAGCTTTGAGGGTCAATGGCAAAACACAATATAAAAACGGCCTTATTAAATAAGGAACGAGCATTTTGGGTTAAAGTCAATAGCATACTTTTGCACTTCAAAAATCTCGTTGACAAACGCTTACAAATCATTTATAATTATCTTGATCAATTAGAAACCACTGAAAAAGATGAATGAGATTTTATACTAGTGCGAGTTTATATTCTAATCAAGTTCTTGAAAGAGGATTTGAAAACGGTCAACGTTTTAATGACCGTTTAGATTATGAACCTACTTTATATGTTCCTACCAGTAAGTCTTCAAAATATAAAACATTAGATGGACGTAACGTAGATGCTATAAAGCCAGGAACAATAAAGGATTGTAGAGACTTTATAAACCAATATAAAGATGTTCACAATTTTGAGATTTTTGGTAACACCATTTATCAATACTCCTACTTGGCTGAACGCTATCCAAGTAATCCCACACAATACGACTATTCCTTAATTCAGACAGCTTATATTGATATTGAGACTGGATCTGAACATGGATTTCCAAGTCCTTTAACGGCACTGGAAGAAGTAGTAGCTATTACAGTAGCTCTTAATGGTCAATATTATGTTTGGGGTTGTCAATACTTTGAGAACAGTGATCCGAATATAACTTATTTTCAATGTGAAGATGAGGTACATTTGCTATCTCATTTTTTAGAAAAATGGCATTCATTTGCACCTGATATCCTTACAGGATGGAATGTTCAGATGTTTGATGTACCATATTTGGTGAATCGTATTAGACGAACTTTAGGAGAATCACAGGCTCGGTTATTATCTCCATGGAAAAGAATAAATGAACGTGTTGTTACTGCAATGCGATTTCAAGGTGGCAAAGATGTAACATTTTATGATTTGGTTGGTTGTACTACTTTAGATTATTTTGATTTATATAAAAAGTTTACTTATTCAAATCAAGAAAGTTACAGATTAGATTATATTGCTTCTATAGAATTAGGTGAACGTAAGTTATCGTATGAAGAGTATGATGGCTTACATGATCTTTATAAGAAAAACTTTCAAAGATTTATTGAATATAATATCAAAGATGTACAGCTAGTTGAACGTCTTGAAGATAAGATGAAGTTAATGGAAATGGCTTGTGCATTAGCTTATGATGCAAAAGTTAACTTTGTAGATGTATTCACTCAAGTACGTTTATGGGATGTTTTAATCTATAATTATTTACGTACCAAGAATATTATTATTCCACCAAAAAGAGATTCACATAAAGAAAAAACATATACTGGAGCACATGTTAAAGATCCAATTGCTGGAATGCATAAATGGGTAGTTAGTTTTGATTTGAATAGTTTGTATCCACATTTAATCATGCAGTATAATATTTCACCTGAAACTATATTAACTGGTCAACGTATTAATGGTACTGTAGATCAATTCTTGAATAAAGAAGTTAATACTAAAGAAATGCACGAATTAGATGTTTGTTTAGCTGCAAGTGGTCAGGTATTCAGGAGAGACTTACAAGGATTTTTACCTGAGATGATGGAACAGCGATATAATAATCGTACTGTTTATAAAAAGAAAATGATTCAAGCACAGCAGAAATTACAGAAAGAGACAGATCCAAAGAAACGGTTTGAATTAGAAAAAGAGATTTCTCAGAATCATAATCTTCAACTAGCGATGAAGATTTCTATGAATAGTGCTTATGGTGCATTAGGTAATCAATATTTTAGATTTTATGATGAAAGATTAGCAGAAGCAATTACACTTGGTGGTCAGTTATCAATTCGTTGGGCTGAGAAGGCTGTTAATGATCATCTTAATAAAGTTTTAAAAACAACAGATCATGATTATGTAATAGCATCAGATACAGATTCATTATATGTTACATTAGAAAAATTAGTTGAGCAAATTTTTCCAGACCAATCAGATAAAACAAAAATTATTAATTTTATGGATAAGGTTTGTGAAAGAGATTTACAAAAGGTTATTGATAAAGCATATAAAAATTTATGTAATTATATGAATGCTTATCAGCAAAAGATGGTTATGAAGAGAGAGTGTCTTGCTGATAAAGGAATTTGGACAGGGAAAAAACATTATCTTTTAAATGTTCATGATAATGAAGGTGTGCGTTATGCTAAACCTTCTTTGAAGGTGATGGGGATTGAGGCTATTAAATCTTCAACACCAACTGCTTGTAGAACTAAGTTAAGAGAAGCATTCAATCTTATCATGGAAACAGATGAAATAACAGTACAAAATTTTATTAAGAATTTTAGAGAAGAGTTTGAAAATAGTCCTGTTGAAGATATTGCTTTTCCAAGATCTGTTAAGAATATTAGTAAGTACTCTGATAATATGAGAGTTTATCAAAAGGCTACACCAATTCATGTTAGAGGTTCAATCCTTCATAATCATTTTCTTAAAAAGTTTAAGTTAACAAAAAAGTATCCTTTAATACAAGAAGGAGAAAAGATAAAATTTGTATATTTGAAAAGTCCAAATCCTATTAAAGAAAATGTTATTGCTATGATGAATGGATTGCCTAAAGAATTCCAGTTAGATTCCTATATAGATTATGAAACACAATTTAATAAATCTTTTCGGGATCCATTAGCTGATATTTTAAAAACAATTGGATGGAGTCCAGAACACATTAATACACTCTCAGCATTTTTTAAATAGAAAGAAGGTTAAATGAGTTGGAAAATTAAATATTGTGGTGCTTGAAACTACAAGCCACAGGCAGAAAGTCTTTCTGCTGAAATGAATGAAGCAGGGTTATCAACTACCATAGAGGAAGGTAGTAATGGACAATTTGAATTATTTCAAAGTTATCAAGATGAGTGGGTTTCTTATATGAAAGAAGGTCATGGAACGTTTTTTACATTATTAGATATAGAAAGAAAGTTGAGTGGATTATGAGCAAAAGTTATTTTAATGATATGGTGAAGGCTACCGGAAATCAATTTGGTGGTCTAGTTAGTGAAGGTGTAGAATCAGGTGATGTTAGTTCTTACGTTGACACTGGTAGTTATATTTTAAATGCATTACTTTCAGGAGACATATATGGTGGACTTCCTTCTAATAAAATTACAGCTTTTGCAGGAGAGAGTGCAACAGGTAAAACATTCTTTGTCTTGGGTTGTGTTAGACAGTTTTTGGCAGACAATCCTAGCGGCGGTGTTATTTACTTCGAATCTGAATCAGCTCTTTCCAAGGATATGGTTGAGAGTAGAGATATTGATTCCAATCGTATGGTTATTCTTCCTGTTGCTACGGTACAAGAGTTTAGACACCAAGCGGTTAAGGTATTAGAAAAACATATGGAGACACACGAGAGTGAAAGACCTCCATTGATGTTATGTTTAGACTCGCTTGGTATGTTATCAACTAATAAAGAAGTGGAAGATACATCCGAGGGTAAAGATACAAGAGACATGACAAGAGCTCAGTTAATTAGAGGAGCTTTTAGGATATTAACACTTATGTTAGGAAAAGCTAAAGTGCCAATGTTGATTACAAATCATACGTATGAAGAAATGGGCCTTTTTCCTACTAAGAAAATGGGTGGTGGAATGGGTTTGCGTTTCGCTTCTGATATTATTATGTTTCTTTCTAAGAAAAAAGAAAAAGATGGTACTGAAGTAATTGGCAATATTATACATTGTAAGAATGAGAAGAATAGATTTACAAAAGAGAATAAGATGGTAGATGTTCTTCTTACATATGGTAAAGGTTTAGATCGTTATTATGGTATGCTTGAATTAGCTGTAAAATACGATATATTTAAAAGTGTTTCTACGAGGATTGAATTACCAGATGGATCAAAAACTTTTGGTAAAACCATTTATAAAGAGCCAGAGAAGTATTTTACTGATGATATCTTAAAACAGATTAATGAAAAAGTTTATGATGACTTCATGTACGGTCAAGCACAAGTAGAGATAGAGCAGGATGAGCCAATTCAAGTATCTGAGTGACAGGATACTAAATGCAGTAATCGTTAAGGTTCCCTTTCCCCATTTAGAACTTAATGGTTTTCTTTCAGAAGAACATTTAGAAGAAATTTTATCAGATCCTCAAATTCATTTTGAAGAGCAACCTTCAACTGAAAGGTTGATGCAAATTTTAATTACTAAGAAATATAAAGTTCAAGATTTTCCAGGCTGTACATTATCTTCAGGTGAATATTTAAGAAATTTTAATAGAAATGAATGGCCATCAAAACATGAAGCATGTGAAAGTTATGGAATAACTTATAGATTAAACAGGATTGCAAATCCAGTTATTGCGTCATTAATAGAGTATATGAATAGTATTGAATTCATGAACTCTTTAAAACAAAAGTTTAATATAGATGGTGATACGACAATTGTTTCTGCTATACAAAAAAATTTAACTGGATATGAGATTAGTCCACACCCTGATATTAGGCAGAAATGCATGACATATCTTTTGAATATTAATAAAGATGATTCAGTTGATCGTTGTAAAGTGCACACAGATATACTAAAATTTAAGTCGAAGTATGAATTTCTCTATAAGTATTGGGAGGACAATCCAACTATAGATAGATTTTGGGTTCCTTGGGATTGGTGTGATGTTGTTAAAACAATCACTAAAAATAATACCATGATTATGTTCCCAACTTCTGATTATACATTACATGCTATTAAATTAGATTATGATCATACAAAATGGCAGCGGACACAAATTTATGGTAATTTAATGTTTACTGAACCACCAGACACAGTACGACAAGGACATTATAAGGAGTTTGAAATATGAGTGGTGAATTTAACGAAGAAGATATAAGTCGTATAAAGCAAACATACAGATTAGTTCCTGATCCTGAAGATTTAAAGGCTATATGTATTGAAATTTTAGAGGGACCATTTGAAAATGTTATTTTACAATTTGGTAAAGTACAAATGAAATCTGTAGCAGATGATTCTGATGAGTTAACAGCTCAATACGAATATGATATAAAATATGTTCCTGAAAATATTCGAGATGAACAATTTACAGATAAAGAGGGTGAAGATTTTGAAAATATGATAGGTGATATATTAATGGCAATGTTTTATGAAAAAGCCAAAGAGTTAGAGAAAGATAAAAAGAATGCAAAAAATAGAGACCCTAATACTCTCACATTTACTACATAATGAAGACTTTTCAAGAAAAGTTCTACCATATCTAAAGTCTACTTATTTTGAAGATTCTACTGAGCGGTTAGTTTTTAAAGAGATTGAATCTTATATTAAAAAACATAACGGCATTCCTACCAAACAAGCTCTTCAAATACAATTAGACCAACAAGAAGGATTAAGTGAGAATGATTTCGAACTGTCTACAGAATATGTTAAGACAATTAATGAACCTGAATCGTTAGAGGTTTCTTCATGGTTATTAGAGCAATCAGAAAAGTTTTGTCAAGATAGAGCAATTTATCTTGCTGTTGTTGATTCTATTAATATATTAGAAGGTAAAAGTAAGACATTAACAAAAGGAGCTCTACCTGATTTGTTGTCTAATGCTCTTTCTGTTTCTTTTGATCCAACTGTTGGTCATGATTATATTGAAGATGTAGAAGAAAGATATGATTTTTATCACAAGATTGAAGATCGAATTGAATTTGATCTAGAAATGTTTAATAAAATTACGAAGGGAGGCTTACCTCAGAAGACATTGAATATTTGTCTTGCTGGAACGGGAGTAGGTAAGTCTCTTTTTATGTGCCATCATGCTGCTGCTTGTCTAACACAAAATAAAAATGTATTGTATATTACTTTGGAGATGGCAGAAGAGAGAATTGCTGAAAGAATAGATGCAAATCTGTTAGATGTATCATTAGAGCAATTGATTGAGTTGCCAAAAACAATGTATGTTAAAAAAATAGATAGAGTAAAAGCTAAAACAAAGGGTAAATTAATTGTAAAGGAATATCCTACAGCTGCTGCATCTACATTACATTTTAAAGCTCTTCTTAATGAATTAAAATTAAAAAGAGATTTCGTACCAGACATTATTTTTATAGATTATTTAAACATATGTGCTAGTGCTAGAATAAAAGCTGGTGCACAAGTTAATACATATACCTATGTTAAAGCAATAGCAGAAGAACTTAGGGGTATGGCAGTAGAGTTTAATGTACCAATTGTAAGTGCTACTCAAACTACTCGGTCTGGTTTTACATCAACTGATCTTGGATTAGAAGATACATCTGAGAGTTTTGGTCTTCCAGCAACTGCTGATTTTATGTTTGCTATTATATCGACTGATGAATTAGAAGACCTGAATCAGATATTAGTTAAGCAGTTAAAAAATCGATATAATGATCCTACCTCAAATAAAAAGTTTATTATTGGAATAGATCGTGCTAAAATGAGACTATACGATGTTGAACAGAGAGCACAAGTAGATTTGGTTGATAGTGGACAAGAAGATATACCTGCTTTTGATAAAGCAACCGGTGGAAGATTGTCACGAAAAAAAGACTTTTCTACATTAGTATTTGAAGACTAAATAACATGCTATGTCTGATTATAAACGACTATCTTACATTTATAGTAGTGAAGATACTGCGCGCAAAGCTGCTGGGATCTTTACAAAGGCCTTTAGGAAATTCCCTAAAAGAATAAATTGGACAAAAGTCTCATTTAAAATGGGACAGGTTTTGGAAAAGTATGTAGATGCAGATATCTTTATCTACATCAGTGCTGAACCCACTTACACTTATTATGATACATGTATTGATGGTGCTTCAACAGTTCCTAGCTTATTTGAACTTGATAAAGATATAGAAATTGATGTTGGAATTTCTGAGGATTTGTTTTATAATAGGATTCCTGTTAATGATGACTATATAAAGCATTTTGAAAGCATGTTCATATTAACTTTCATTCATGAATTAACACATACTACTCAATTTGATGATGAAGTTAAAATGGAGTTAAGAGGCAGTAAAAGAGAACAATATCTTTCAAGCCCTTTTGAATTAGATGCATATTCAGCTGAATGTGCTTATGATATGACTAAAAATGGTGGTAAAAGAACAACAACTGAAGCCTATTTAAGATACAATTCAGTTAGAGACAGGAATGTGTTTCGTAAATTTAGAGATATGACATTGGAGAAGTATACATATCTAAAAAATCATAAATAGATAAGATACTAATATTCTTGAGGCTATAATGAAAAAGTATACGCAATTTCTTACTGAAGCTAGACGATTAACACCAGATCAAGTTCGAAGCGTTATAAAAAAATATGTTGATAATGAGGATGATAGAGATTCTCTTGATGCAGTTTTATCAAAAATATATCATATCCCCGTAGAAAAGAACTTAATCAAGTTTCTAAAATCCAAAGGTTTAACTGGTCAAGCAGTAAATGAAATGGCTGCTATTTTACCAAGAATGATTGTTTCTAGCCGTACTGCAACAGCATCAGAAAAGTTAGATTTTGTTAATGAATTAGAAGCAGGTGAAGTATATAATGTTAAGGCTGTAATTGATGATTCTGTAAATAGTAATTCCCCTACAAATATTTTTCAATCAAAATATATGACATCTACTAATACAGCAATTACTAAAGAGTTTATTTCATGGTTTTGGAAGTGGGAACCTCAGTTTGATAAACGAAATGTTGGTGGCGGGGAAACTTTAATGATACTATGTGACCCACAAGGTAATAAAGGTGGTGAAGGTGGAAAGGGTGATGCAAATTTAGGACCAAGTTATAATATTGAAATAAAGAAATCACAAAGTAAAAAGGAAACACACGATTCAGCTGCTTCATTTGGTAATAATTCAAATTTTGGTACAGCAAGAACTAAGTATGTTGAGATGTTGCAAGCTGCTTATAAGAAAGCTCAATTTATGGGTGGTCCTCCCGATGCATCTGAATTGAGGGATTCATATTTACCTGCTTCTGGTTCTTCTGGAGATGGTAGTAAGATTAGTATAGCAATAAATGATACAACTTATAGACTTAGTCAGCACTGTGGTTATAATGATCATGAGGTTGAAAATTTTATAAGTGAAATATGTACTACAGCACATGGTATTGAAGCAAATTCAAGACTTATGAATGGTGTTGTTAGTAAGGGTGTTGCAGATCCAAATAAGTTTATCAGAAGATGGGTAGCAGCAGGAATGGCTGCATATCAAAAGAAACAAGGATTTGATGTTCTTTTTTATTTTGATTCAATGAATGGTAATGCTCTTGGATTTAGACATCCTGGAGATATGCTCAGGAAAGAAGATTTTTTTGATGTTGATTGGGTATTAAACTGGAAAGAAGGTGGATATGGACATGCGACTCCACGACTTTTTGTACCACCGAGTGGTAAAGCTAGAAAAGTAAATATTGTTAGAGACACAAAACAAATTGAACGAAATGAATTAGGTGTTGCGAGATTGAAGGCATTTGATGCTTTAACAACTGCATTAGCAAAAGCAAATAGACGTCCATCATCTGCAATAAAAGTTCGGTATAAAGGTAAAGAAACTGATGTAATGCAGATTCTTTCTGGAATGCCTGAAGGTGTATATAAGTTACCAGGATATGATGCAATAAAAACACAAGAACAGGCTGATAGTTATAAACTTTTAAAATCAGCATTATATAAAACTTATGGAGAGTTAAGAACAGCTAGTCGACAAGATGGTTTAGAAATACCAAAATATGTTCTCAGTAAAGTTGGAAATCTTGCTGCTAATATTAATACTGGTATACGCAGAGCCGGTTTTAATTAATGAAAACTTTTAAACAATTTTTAGATGAAGCGGCTGGAAAAGGATTAACTATTTTTGATATAGATGATACTTTGTTTCACACAGACGCGAAAGTTTATGTAAAGAAAGATGGTAAGGTTGTTCATACATTAGACAACCAAGAATTTAATACGTATAAACTTAAAGATGGGGAGGAGTTTGATTTTGGAGAGTTTAAATCCGCTAAACTTTTTCAACAAACCTCAACACCTATCGGAAAAATGATTAAAAGAGCTAAAGCTATAATTAAAAAAGCTGTTCCAAAAGGTTCAAAAGTTATTATGGCTACTGCAAGATCAGACTTTGATGATCGCGATACTTTTTTAGATACATTTAGAGCACATGGAATAGATATAGATAAAATATATGTAGAGCGAGCAGGAAATTTAGGGTTAGGTTCTCCAGCGAAAAATAAGAAAGTTGTTTTTAAGAAATATTTAAAAACAGGATTATATAAAAGAATTAGATTATTTGATGATTCTAAACAAAATTTAAATTCTTTTATGTCTCTTGCAAAAAAATATCCAGATACAACTTTTGATGCATATTTAGTGGGTACCGGAGGAAATGTTTCAACTTTTAAGTAGAATAAATGAAAACGTATAAAGAATTTTTAATAGAATCATCATCAGGCTTTGATAAAGATGTACATCCATCTTATTATAAACGCTATCCTCAATATACTGGAGGTGCGTGGTTTGATGATGTATACAAATTTCATGATCATCTCATGAATCCAGGGAGTTATTATCATACACGTGCTGTACGTTCTCCACAACATCCAGTTACTGGAAAAAAAGAACTTCGATTTAAAATGAAAGATAATCGAATAGCTAATGATCCAGATTTTAAAGATGCCTACTATGCAGCAATAAATCGTCCATATCCAGATAGAGAATTAGCTGCTATTATTAAAGCCGCTAAAGATAAAGCATAATATATGAAAACTTATAAACAATTTCTTACTGAAGCCTCAACAAAAAATCTTCATTTAGAACACCTTGAAGATGAGGTATTAAATGGTGGAGTTAATGGTACAAGAGGTGCTATTAATTTTTTACGTTCTTTAAGGGATATGTTAGCCGGAAGTTCTAAATCTTCTACAACTGTTACAGTTAAATGGGATGGTGCTCCTGCAGTTGCTGCAGGAATAGATCCACAATCTGGTCAATTTTTCGTTGCATATAAGTCCATGAAAAAATTGTGTTTTACGCAAGAAGATGTTAGACAAAATTTCGATGGACCTCTTCAAAAAATATATTCTGCATTAATGGAACATCTCCCAAAATTAAATATAAAGTCTAATGTATATCAGGGTGATGTTTTATGGTATGATGATTCACAGAAAAAGAAACAAACTATTGATGGTGAAAAGTGGTTAACTTTTACACCTAATACTATTACATATGCTGTACCAGTTAATTCTGATATAGCAACAACTATTGATATGGCTGCTGTTGGGATAGTATTTCATACTACTTACAGTACTGGTGGTGCAGAAACAGTTGATGATCTTACAGCATCCTTTGGTGCAGATACATCTTCTTTTACAAAACATCGAGATGTTTGGTCAATAAATGCTGATTTTACTGATCTTAGTGGACATGCTACTTTTACTGAAAGAGAGACAACAACTATAACTTCAATGCTTTCAGAAGCTGGTAAAACATTTAATCAAATTAATGGTAGATTTTTGGATGCTATTGCTCAAGATGATAAGATAAAAGTATTAATAAAAACTTACCTTAATTCAAAAATTAGAGATGGTGAGTTTATTCGTAATATTAACAAAACTGCAAAAGAAGTAGTACAATTTATAAAAGATAGATTAGAAGCAGATGTTGCTAAATTAAAAACACCTAAAGGTAGACAGAAAAAACAAGCTGTTGCTGATGGCTATCTAAAATTATTAGGTGGAAATGATGCTCAATTACAAAATATTTTTAAGATCATGGGCATTATAAATAATGCTAAGCTGTATATTGTCAATAAATTAGAAAATGT